CAACAAAGTTTAGCGATGGTTCATCAAGATTGATGACCACGTTAGGCACTAAAAAATCTCGTATTCGTAAAAAACGTAAAAAGAGAAAGAAAAATGCGATACCAAGAAGCATACGAACTTATTGATGCTGGGGTTATAGCTGGTGGAATAGAACTGCCTGTGTCTCATAATTTAATTGAGATATACTTTGACCAAGCAATAAAAGAAATCGCAATGAGGGCAGTTCGTAAAAAAGACTCACAAACATTTACTGCTAGCGGTAAAGAGTATATTTTTACAAAAGCAAATTACTCTGGGCAAATATACAAGGTAGAACTAGACCAGACAGATGTTCCTTTTGTAGATGAATCAGCAATTATATCTAATGTAGATGATGATGAAGTATCTAAAATTGGTTATTATATCAAAACAGATGTTTCAAATGGGTCTATAACAAACGTGACAGGAGCAAGCCCAACTGTAGTAACGTCTAATTCTCATGGACTGGCAACTGGCGACTTTGTTATATTTAGCGAAATAAAAGGTCACTATGTAACCGCTAGCAAAGTTTCTCACTTAAATAGCAAGCGACTAGCCGTAACAAAAGTTGATGATAATAATTTTTCTGTAGCAGTTGATTCTTCAAGTGTAACAACAGCATATTCAAGTGGTGGCGTATGGCAACAAAACACGCATAAGTTATATTTAACTAAAAATCCTAGCTCAGATAATGGCCTTAGAGTTTATTACTATGCTAGCCCAGAAGAAAAAACTAGCTTATCAAGTAGGGTTGACCTTCCTCAACAACTAATTCCAGCGGCAATACATTGCACTTTGGGTCATTTTTTAAATCTTGGAGGAAATCTTCAAGTTGGTAGCGGGCATATGGGATTGGCAAGAAAGATAGAGCAAGACTACATGGAAACATCACGCGCAAAAGAACCTATGCCTCATTTGATTCCAAATCCAATGCAGGTATTTGTAACTACAAGAAATGGTTCTATTGAAAATACTACAGGAGCAGATGACTAATGGCTACTTTTCAAGTAAGAATAGAAGATATAATAGGAGCTACTGCAAGTGTTGGAAGCGATAATGCCTCAGCAAATGAACAAGCAATTCAAGATGCTTTGCAAGATACTGCTAGCGATATAATAAATAAAGTAAATCCTGATATTTTAGTGCAATTTGCAACTAAATCTTCTAATGTTACTTCAAATCCAATTGCTAGCAACATCGAAAACAGTAGAATAGTATTGGTTGAAAGAAGAGAGTCTGATGATACCACTGATTTATATGTTTCCTGTGTTTATTTAGATGCATCATTACAAGGAAAAATTCAAAATCCTCACAGTATATTTTTTGCAACAGACGAATCTCCAAGGTGGACTTTTAATGATAATGATGTTTATGTATATCCTGAGCCGGCAAGCGCAAATCCAAGTAGATATTATTCTATGGAAAATCCTACAATATTACATAGTGCTGATACTGTTGCTAAGTTTCCAAACGAGCTAGAACACGCATTGGTTTTAGGTGCTAGCGCAAGACTTAAACAAAGGCAAATAACTTTTTTTAATGAAGATGAAGATAGTGAAGTAGTAGCTATGCATAGAGCGCAATATCAAGAATTGTTATCTGAATATGCAAATGCACTTGCTCCTTTTATGGTTTCAAGTAGATAATGCCAAAGAATGTATACAAAATCGAAGGATTTCATGGAGGAATAAACGATAATTCCGACCCAAGAGACATACAGCAAGATGAGTTTGTTGAAGTTACAAACTTAATGGTTGACAAAGTTGGATTAATTAGAACTATGGGTTCTGTTGTTAATCATTCTGATGCTCCAGCAATTGATGGGAATGCATATGGTTCTGCGTTTACACAAGTTAGTGGAAGTGGTTTTTTCTTTTTTAGTCACGATAGGCGAGGCGCACAAGCTAGATATGCAAATTCAGACGGAGCTTCTTTTGTGGCTGAATCAGGAGACAGCTATCTTTGTTTGTATGACGATTCAGCAGGTACTTCATCTGTTGGCCCAAGTGTTTTTATATACACTCTTAATGGTGATGTTTGGTCTGATGTTTGGGAAGATACAGACCAAGGCCCAATTCAATTTTTAGGAAAATCAACAGGTGCTGTTGCAAGGCCATGTTTTTATTCTGTTGATGGAGTTCTTAGGGTTTCAACTGGAGAATTTAAAACATATGATTCAGGTTCAGATATTAATGACGCAAGTCACTTTCTATCTACAGATACTACTTTAACAGTTGATAATGGCGCTCATTTTTTAGTTGGAAATTATTTAAAAATAGAAGATGAAATAATTTATGTAAAATCTAAAGCTACACATGATTTAACAGTTATTAGGGGTTTATTTGGCACTAAAATAGTTCAACACGATAATAATAAAGATATTTTTATAATAAATATGAATCAATGGTATGGATATATAAATGAAAACTTTTTTCAAACCAACGCTGGAGATTCTGCATATAAAACTCATAAATGGTATAACAACATACAACATCTAAGGTCGCTTGACAATCTTGGAGTCACAATGGAACTTTATGATGCTAATAGCAGTTCTCCTACTTCAAGCCAAATTAATGTTGTAAATAAAATAATAGTTGCTTACTGGTTTACCGCAACAGAAAGCGATTCTGGCTTTTGGAATGGTTCTTACTGGATAGGATTAACACCTGTTTATGAAGGCAATCAAGAAGGGCCAATATCAACTGTAGGTTCTTCTCCATTACAAATACATGAAGAAATATTAAATGTTCAACTATATATAACTCACCCAGATTTAGACGACTCAAGTATTACTGAATCTGATGGTCATCCCTTGATTGATGAAAGAATAATTGGAGTTAGGCTTTATACAAAAGCATATACTTCAGATGAGTGGTTTTTATTGAAAGAATTCGATTTACTTGAAGGCGGAGAACATGGTTGGGAAACATACAATTCTGATGCAGGGGCAAACATTACATCTGCTGGTGGCAATACATTAGCGGGTTATTGGAAAACTACAAGCACAGCAGACTCTTTGTCTTTAGCTACTCAATCAGATACTGAATCTTATGATGGTCAAGCTGAAGACAATACTTGTGTTGCTACCTTAAATTTAGAACAATCTAAGGGTGTAAATAGAGTTGGAACTTTAAGGTTATTAGGCTTTCAAAATAGTCCACTTTATCAAGAGGTTGACTTAAGCAGTACATCTGCACAAGCAAAAACATTTAATGTTATAAATCCTTCTCCGGGTTTACACAAATTTTCTGTTGAATTATTAGATGAAAACTTTAATATTATGAGAAGAGCAGAAAATGAAGTTACAATAACAGATTCTGGTGTTATCTTGTTTACAGACTTAAATAAATCGGATGGTTATGGTGGAAGTAGTTAATTCTATAGTTAGTAATTTAAAAATAAAACATGGTAATAGATTTATTTTTTATTTAACAGGTAGTTTTGCAAGAAATGAAAAAGATTTTAAAGATTATGATATTGCAGTATACGACAATTATAATAACAAAAAAGACTGGGAGCCTCTTTTAAAAAGTTTTTACAATAAAAAAGAAAAAGATGGCAAACCAATTGACACGCAAATATCTCAATATATTCCAGAAGTAATAAAAATGAGTGGAAATGACTTATATAAAAATAGAGATAAAATTGTAAAGCGATATGTCTACAGCAATAAAAAACTTGAAAATTGGGATTTTATAAAATACACTAATATATATGGCAATCTTTGGGAAAAACAAATTATGCTTGTCAAACCAAAGCATAGAGATATGGGTCTTGATAAAATAAAAAGAATATATGTGGAGTTGTAATGGCTAATTATGCACAAATGAATCCGGGTAAATATCATTTAGGATACAGGTTTCCAACCCCTGTTTTAATAGAAAGACTGCCAATGCACGTTGAAGATGAATTTAAAGTAGATTTAAAATACAAACACGTTGTTGTCGTAAACAGAACTGCATATGTGGCTAATGTTCAAGCTTTTTCTAGAAGAAGGGGTTCTATAAAAGTAGAAAGCGATGCTATGTATAAGTCTGTTGTTAATCAATTTGACTCTTTTGCAACATTTAATAAAATAGAAGCGGCAGTTAATGATGGTGAAGAAATAACTGCGCTAGCGGAGTATGGTGATAAAATATTTCAATATAAAAAAAATACTTTATATTGTATAAATGTAGGTGGTCAGGTTGAGTTTTTAGAGTCTAAGCACGTTCATAAAGGCGTAAATAATCCTGCTGCTGTATGCAGAACAGATTTTGGTATAGCTTGGGTAAATAAACATGGTTGTTATTTGTACGATGGTCAAAATATAAGAAACTTACTTGAAAAACAAGGAATACAGAGAGTATCTCAAGATACTTGGAGTTCTTTTATAGGCACACATTCTCCAATGATTGGTTATTTGCCAAAAAAACGTCAATTAATAATTGTTGATTCTAGTAGTGATTCGGGAGTAGGTGCTTGTTATATATATGATATGATAACATCTAGTTGGGTAAAAGGCCATAATACAACATTTGCAGATGCTGTAAAATCAAACTTTATTAATGACTACAATGAAGACTTAGTTCATGTTACATCATTAACTCCTAAAACCTTTTCTGATGCATCTTCTACAAAATCCAATATTAGTTTAAAAAGTATGGACATCGACTTCGGAAATCCTTCTGTAAGAAAAAAAATATACAAAGTTTATGTATCTTACAAGGGTGATGGTAGCGGAATTACTATTGGATACAGAGTGAATGGAGAAAATGCAGGAACTCTTGGAAATTTTTACAAAATTAATTCTGATGGTTCTTCTTCAAATGCAACAGATTCTACTACTCCATTGCATGGCTCCTCTGTAGGAACATCTGACTGGCTAAAAGCAGAGTTAAAACCTGTTAGCTCTATTAATAATGTTAATAGCTTTCAATTAGTTGTTGGCGGTACGTCTACAGATGCTAATTTTGCTATTAATGATATTTCTATTATTTATAGAATAAAAAGCACAAAGTAATGGCAAGAATTAAGAATGGCATACCAACTGTTAAAGAGGTTAAAGAAGGTGAATCTATATACAGATATATTCAAGGAGTGGGCCTTGTGTTGTATGTAAGATACAATAATCAATTGCATTCAACTAAAATGCAACCTTTGTCTACGCCTGCAATAGCAGATAAAAAACTTAATCAATTAATTAAGGATGAAATTTCTACATCAATACCAACAGATGATTTTATAAAATCCGATGGAAGTGTTACATATAGAGGAAGTCAATCTTTTGGTGGAAATAATATAACTGGAGTTAATGATTTAACAGTTGGAGATGATGTATCAATAGGTGACGATTTAGATGTTGATGGTCATACTACATTAGACCAAGTAACAGTAAATACTACAGATGGAGCATTTGCTGTAAGTGGAGCAAACCCTATTACTTTGACTACGACTGGTTCAAATGATATAGATATAGTAAGCAATCAAAAACTAGATGTAGACATAACATCAGATTACGAATTAAATGTTGGAGGAGATTGTAATTGGGGCATAACTGGAAACACAGACTATCGAAGTACAGGAACATGGACTTTAACATCTGTTGATAATTTAACTATTGAAACAAATGGAGCTAGCACAGCTAAAACAATACTGCTTTTTAATGACAACGACCATGCATCTTCATTTAGAGGAATACATTTAAAAACAGATTCTGGAGGAACTGCCTCTGTTGAAAATAGTATATTTATTGAATGTGATGGAAGAGCTGCTAAAGGAGGTGGAGATGGTGTTGATATTAGAAGTGAAGATGGTATTTTAATAAGAGCAGAAAACCCAAATAGTGGATTAGCAAATAATATTCAAATAAGAGCTACAGAACATATTGATTTAGCAGGTAATAGTTCTAGTATTACTCCAACAGGAGACACTATTAAAAGAACAAAAATACATGGAATATCAGAAATAGTGCAATTGTACAGACCAACGGGTTCTCAAATTACAACAAATTTAGATACAATAACTTCTCCTTTTGGTGGCACTCCTGAAAGTGGGCATACTGAATTTGAAGCAATAAATACAAATCATTTAGTGAGGGCGCAAACATATAAAGCATCGTTTTCAAATATTGGCGTTGGTAGCTCAGAAACAATTGTTTCTGCTTCAAACGATGATAACGGATTAGGAACAGTATGGTTAGTTACAATTGTATGGCATCATGGAGCAGCTAATGATTGTATGCAATCTTATATATGTTTTGGGGTATCAAGTACAGCTCTTACCACTCAATTAGTTACAGAAGAATTAGCAACAAGCGCCGGTGGTTCTTTAGCATGGACAAGCGGTGCTGGAATTGTATTTACAAATAATCATTCTGGTGGAGCATCTAATTTAATAACAACATTAAAAGCTTCTGCATTAAGATTGCAAAGTAAAGATGACTTTTAAAGAGGTATAATATGGCAACAATACAAGATTTAATTAAAGAAAGAACTGTTAGTCAAGATGTTTCTGATGCTAACTTTTTATTAAAAAAGCTTAGAAGAGATATGATGCTAGCACAGCAAGAAGATAAGCAAAGAGCAGAAAATATTAAAAAAGGCGGAAAAACAGGTTTAAATACTATTAAAACAAGACGTGAATTTCTTTTAGCTAAAAGATTTAAACCAGATTTAACATTTGGAGAGTTTTTACTAGACCCTAGAACTGCCGGTCAGTATATGTTAGAAGGTTCTAAAAAAATAGCAAGCGGAGAATCTGCTCCACTAACATTGAGAGAAACATTTGGAATACCCCGAAGAATTGACGATTCTGGTATGGTTAATGTAAGAGAAGGATTCGGAAAAACAACTCCATCGTTCGGAACTAGAAATGCTTATGATTCTTTTGCTTTAGGCGCACCAAATCCAGAAAGAATGCAAAGCGATGCTATGTTAGAAGGATTAAGGTCAGGCGCAAGGCGTTCAGTACCATCAGCCCAACAGGATATACTACCAGATGTCGAGGTTGAATCAATTATTCCTCCACCTATGGGAGACGTTTCTAATCAAGGCTTGCAAAATATGTTGAATAGAGGCAGGGTTCCAATAGTACCGCAAGTTGAATATGCAAGTCCATCTATGGCTAGGGAAATAACAAGACAACAACCTATTCAAATGGCTCAAGTAGATGTTATGTCAAGACCTAAGCCAAATATTGATGCTTTAAGAAGAGTTCAAGAATCTGGTGTAGAAAACTTAGGAATAGAACAAGTAGGAGTAACCGACCCATTACAAGATGCGGCTCAAAAATCTTCTGCTCTAGGAACAGCAGGAAATGTTCTTGGGACTGTGGGTAGCGTAGCTAGCTTAGGTTCAGGGCTTTCTGATATTGCTAGAGGCAGAGGAGATTTGTCTGCGGTTAGTAGGGCGGGAGCTGGAGCTGCTGGGCTTGCTAGCGCAGCAGGTCTTGTAAATCCTCTTTTAGGTGCGGGTCTAGGTTTGTTAAGTTTAATATCAAAAAGGAGAAGATAAATATGGCTACTAAATGGCATCCAAAATCAGGAAAATGGGGAATATTTGGAGAAACATCTGGTTCTAAACAAGCTAGAAAGGCTTCTGCTTCAATAGGTGGGTTTTTAGGGGATTTAGAAAATAGAAGAGAAGACATAACAAGTTTTTATTCAGATTTAAGAGCGTTAGAAGATGATAGAGCTGAAGGTGAAATGTTAAGTTCTTTAGAAGATTTTTTAGATAAGTCTTATAATATAAAAAGCGAATCAGAAGAAGTAGCTGCAAAAACAAATCTTCCAACTGTTATTAATAGAAATGCTATTATGGCTGAAAGAAAAATTGAAAAAGATAGAAATAAATTTTTAACAGACTATCAATATCAAACTGAGTTAAGAAATTTAAATCTAGGAGAACAAGAACAAAAAGAACTCTTTCAATTAGATGATATAATTAGGAATTTACAATTACAAAGACAGGATTACAGCTAGGAGAATATAATGGCATATAGAGACCCAACATTTAATGCAAATATGCTTACTGATTTACTTGATACATATTTAACAAATCAGTCAAAAGAACGAGAACGATACTTTGAAGTTGCCCAAAAACAAGACAAGCCAATGATTCGTCAGGGGGCAGATGGTTATTTATATTATGCCGATAAAAGAAAAGATGATTTTGGTCAAAGAGTTTTTCCAGATGTTGAAAAACCACCAAAAACAGGTAGCCAAGGATTTACTACTGAAGAGTTTTTTTATAAAACTGGAAATACTGAAAATCCAAATGTAAAATATATGTTAATGAGTACCGAAAATAATCCTAATGAAGTGTATGACCCAAATACTGGCACAATGGTAGACTTTGATGGAGGAGTGAGACCTAAATATCCAACTGGTGAATTTAAAGCTAGGTTAGAAAGAAGAACATTAGACCCAAAAACTGGACAAACAATTGACAGCACTTTTAAATACTTTGATACTTTTGAAGAGGAAAAAGAACATAAAAGAAAATTTGGTGATATGTACAATGAACAAATTCCGGGTGGAAAAGTAGGCGAATCTG